CACGGTCTTTTCTTTCCTTCATCTCTACTTCGCTGTCCGCACCAACATAAACGACGGCTGCGCCACCTGTTAGCTTCGAAATACGTTCACGATACTTCTCAATGTCATAAGCGTTCGAAGTGTCCTCTAATAGATGTTTGATTGACTCTACTCGGACATTTATATCCTCTGGCGTACCTACTCCCCCAACGAGGACTGTACGATTAGTAGAAACGACCACACGGTCGCACGCTCCAAGCCAGTCTGTTCCTAACTGGTCAACCGGACGTCCAAACTCGTCCCCGACAGCCTTTGCCCCAACTTTGATAGCGAGGTCTTCAATAAGGTCTTTCTGGATTTGACCGTATCCGGGAGCTTTCACGAAACAGGCTTTCAACCCATTCTGTTGCTGAATATTGGTTACGAGGAACTTGATAACGTCATTAGACGCATTAGGAGCGACTATCAGAACGCTGCGTTTTGAAGAGTAAACTGTTTGAATAATAGGAAGGATTTCCTGGGGATAGTTGATGTTCTGTCCGAAAATAAGAATGTACGGCTTATCAAGCACGCATTCCATACGCTCTGGGTCTGTAACGAAATACGGGTTCACCAAGCCTTTCTCCCACTGAAAACCTGTGGTCACTTCAACTGTGGTTTCATTGCCCTTGCTGCTTTCCTCAACTGTAATCACTCCGTCGTTTCCTACCTTTCCGATAGCCTCCGAAATGATACAACCAACCTCCACATCACCGTTTGCGCTGATAGTGGCAATCTGATTTACACGGTCGAACTCTGTCTCACCGATTTCCTTCGACATTGCTTTGATGAACGAAACGGCTTCCGAACGAGCAGCCTCCATTCCTTCCTTGAAACGCTGTGGATTCTTGACATTAGGAAGAACATTCATTCCCTCTTTAATGAGCGCACGGGTGAGGATTGTGGCTGTGGTCGTACCGTCACCAGCCTCGTCACAGGTCTTTGCCGCAACAGTCTTAACAAGCGTTGCTCCCATACGTTTCATTGGGTCGTCGGTATCGTACGCACGGGCAACTGTTACACCATCTTTCGTGATGTGAGGAATGCCATACCCTTTGTCAATGATTACTGAATGTCCCTTCGGACCGAGAGTAGAAGATACTGCATTAGCGAGTTCATCAATTCCTTCGAAAAGAGCCTCTTGAGCAGATTTGTTGAATAAAATCTTTACATTCATATTTATTACACTTAATCGATTTTTATTTAAAAACGCCCAGTCCCGGAGTCAGGTTCCGAAGACTGGGCAATTTCTTGATTTATTTCTTCGGTCGCTGTGGTATCTCGCACGCACCTCCGGCACACGCTGTCGCAATTTCACTGCCAGCCTGTTTAAGCGGTTCTTCCCATACGATGTTATCGTAGGAAACAGGCTTCATTCGACAGATGGCTTGCCACTTGTGGTATGCGTTTACGTGCTTCAAACAGTACGATGTCTTCTGACGGTCGCCTTCCATATACTTGTCGGCAAACGAATTGAAGCGACGCACCCAATCCAACCGTCTTTCGACACGTCGTTTCAGGTAGTCAATGACACAGTTCACGTCTGAGAAACAGATACCGTCAATGTCAACAAGGAAACGTCCGTCCTTGATATTTTCAACAACGAAGTCGGCTATCTGTTTGTCGTTGATTGTAAGTAACTGTGGAGCCAACCCCATCGCTGCGTTACAGGCTTCCCAAACGTCTTTAAACACGTCATTCGCATCAACGATAAGACCGCTCGACAGAATTGCTCCTGCTCCGTAGCGTTCCGCCAACTCAACCTCGTCAAGAACTTCGGTGTACGGTGCTTGAGGATAATCCAAATCACCGAATGATGATAACAGGCTGATACCACCAAACTGGTCACGATGTTCCCACAGGAACTCCCGTACTTCATCCCATTCATCTGGGCGAACTGTACAGGTATTTGACACGTTCATTCGAAGTTTCGGATTGTCAAGTGTAGAAGGATGAGTCAGGTTCGTACCGTGCTCAATCCAGTTCTGTTTCGTTAAGAGAACATATTTCAGGAATTCAATTGCTGTCAGGTTCTGTTTCAGCAACGCTCCTTCGGGAAGTGTAACAGGGAAAGCGATAACCTTTTCACGGTCAGGAGCCCAAACGCTCGCTTCTACCATATCCGGATTGACACGTTCCCACTCTTGAACAGCCTGTTCAGTATCCGCAGCCTGAATGTGACGAATGTAGTGACGAGCGTGTCCGGCAGTTATTCCTGACAAGGTTCCAAGGAGTTGTGAACTGTTCCCAGACGGCTTCACAACTGTACACCGTGCAGCCTCGTTGATACCTATCATTCGTGCAATCTTCTTGTTGGTTTCTACAACGATTTGAGCACCACGCTTCTGTACTTCTGGGTCGAACAGGATAGCAGGGTTCTCACAGAGACCCGTAATGCCCACACCAATAAGAGCGTCCCGCTCCGCTATCAACTGTGACCATTTCTCAAGCACACGGAAATTCGTGTAACCAGCCTGCAACGTACAGATAGTGGAGGCTGCTTCACAGGCAGCATAGAAATCCTCAACTGTCTTTACTTTACCACCATTGATTTCCGCAAGATTACAGAATCCCCAACCCGTATGATAATCACCGTTCTCGTCTTTGATTTGCGGGAACATACCTACCTCTCCACAGGGGTTGAATACAAACCACGGAGAGTCGATGAATACAAATCCTGGCTCCCCATACAACTTGGTATTCTCGTAAATACTGTCAAACACTTCCTTCGGTGTATCAGGTAGGATGGCTGCTGAATTGTTACTCCGGCACAGTTCCGGCATCGTTGCTATCCAGTTACCTGTTTTGCACGCAGCCATTTCAGCATCGTCAGCGTCAAAGATACTTATCATCGCTGAACGACGAACTCCCCCTGTAACGACGCTATTCGCGCAAATACAAATGATGTAATGAAGTTCGAAAGGTCTCAACTTGCGTCCCTTGATACGGTTCACAATGTGATGAACCTTTTCAATCGCTTGGCGCAATGGGTCTGGTCCAGGAGCCTTAAATCCCCCTCTGATGTATGCACCTTTCGGGCGGATTGCTGAATAGTCAAACTCGATGTCCGCACCACCATAATAGTAAGCGGTCATCATCTTACCAACAGCCTCTGCCCACCCCTCAATCGTATCAGGTATCACGAATTTCTCAGCCTGCTTTGAATTATCAAATCCTTTGGGTACAGGAAGTCTATCCGTGTGAACGTGCTGAACGCTGTAACCTGTCCCAGCACCACAGAGCAACAGATACATGATTTCCTCGAATACACGTACACGGTCAACGTAGGTAGAAGAACAGTTATAGAAGCGAGCGTGCTTCTCTAACATCAATTCTCCACCATACTGTAACGCACGCTGGGCTCCCAATACACGTTGCTCGGAATACAGGCTGTATGCGTGAGCAAACATCTTACTGAACTCAGCCTCGTCCTCAGGCTTCACCATACCGGAATAGCGTTTCAAGTGCATATCCATTACTCTGTTCACGGCTTCCTGCCATGTTTCCTTTTTCCCATCATGGGTTTGGGAATACTTGCTCAAAAACACGTACTCCCCGACCACTGGTCGACTGTCCTTTTCAATCATGTTTCTCTTCAATTTTCTTGGTTCTCTTTTTACGAACTGTTTGGGGCTTCGGTGCGGGTTCTTCCTTGCGTTCTGCTATAATGCAGCACGGCATCGATGAACCCAGCGTCAAAGCGAGCACGTCAGGGGTTCCCAACGCTTTGTCTTTCGCTCTGGCTTCCGAAACAATAGACGCAAATATACTACTTTCTACTTCAAGATACAAGGGTTGAGGTCGGTATGTGTTCTCATTCCCGGATTCCTGCTTCGCCATTTCAATGCGAACCCGTTCAGCCTGAAAATGAGTTTCAAGAATTTCTTTCGTAGGTAGAAATCCTGCGAAAGCCTTAATCTTCTTGCACGCCAACAGGCAGACTTTCACTGACTGTTTACCACCCTCGTACACTTGATGAGGAACCATCAGATACAGGTCGATTGGGGTCTGTTTCTTTACTTCTTCCATAATTCAAATTATTTAACAATATATTAAACTTTTTCTCGCACGTGTTACGGCAACAAATTGTAAACACTTCTCAGCGTATAACGCCAACTCAGTAGTTGCATATTTAGATGGCAACAACTCTGGTTCTAAGAAATATATATTGTCACTCTCTAAACCTTTCGATTTATGAATGGTCGACAGCGTGATACCACGACTGGCGTTCTCTACAAATATATCGTAAATCCGGGAGCGCACGGTTTCCAAATCACCGAAATATTCGTACAGGCTCAACAAAACATTCACTTTCTCATTCAACTTGTCGTATGCCTCACACTTGGTTGGACTCTTAACTCCCTTCTTCTGCAACTTACTTATCATGTTCTCAAGAACCTGTTCAAGTCCCCATACGTCCTCGACGCTGTCTATGAGCGATACAAGTTCATCACCAAACTCCTTCCCAAGAATTGTACACTTCTTTCCCTTGCGGAGTAGCGTAATGAAAGCCTCAACCAACGGAGCGTTATTCCGGCACAGAATGAAATCCCCTTCCTGAGCGTCTTTAAACGTACCATCCCCAACGAACCCTTTAACCGCTCCAGGAGCAGCCACTATACCATCGGGGAACACTTTACAGGCTTCATCTACGATATCTCTTGCACACCTGTACGTCATTGATAGAGGAAGAGTAACCGTGTTCGGTGCATTCTTGATAGCCTGTAATGAGTCAAGATTACTTCCCATGAATGAGTAGATTGATTGCTTCTCGTCCCCAACAGCTATCAGGCGACCTCTGGGTGTCTTGCACATCTTCACGACTTCAAACTGTAATGGGCTGATATCCTGACACTCATCAAGCATAACGACATTATACTGTTTGAAATCTTCTTTGTGAACGTATTGAGTCGCATAATATAACATATCGGTGAAGTCCATAGGGAGTTTCCCTCCCCCACCTTTTAGGAAGTAATTATCGGCAATCCTTTTGTTAAGCATACGGAGCTCTATTGCTCTCTTAGCGAGCTCTTCGTCAGCGTCCTCACCGTACCTCTCCCCCAATGCTATTATTGCCTCTATATCGTCTGGTACGAGGTTAAATCTCATGAGGTCGTAGAGCCTACATACTTTCATTATTATTCCGGGAATGCGCTTCGGGTGAACCCCTTTGAATTTCATCTTTTCTTTCGCCAGATTGAAATTCTTTGAATCACTCAGGCTGAAATTCAGGCTGAATGCTTTGCACAGGGACGACAGCGCACAGGAATGAAGTGTCTGAGCCTTTACAGTTCTTGGAAGCCTCTGCCCAAGTTCCTCAGCTATTGACTTATTGAAAGCCAAGAAGATTGAACTCTTTATAGGAGGAGTCATCTCCGCTAACTTGCACAGGGTAAATGTCTTCCCACTTCCCGCAGTCGCACTCACGAATATGTTCCTATTCGTTGATTTATATTCGTCGACTATCGCCTGTTTATATTCGTCCAATTTCGCCATACTAAATCGTTTCTATTTGTAGTTCAACATCCAACTTCCCGCTGTAATAAGCGTCAAACAGAGCCGTTCCGTTCAGTCTGTCGAACAGTTCTTCTTCGGTCGCATAGTAACAGTCTCCTAAGAGAAGGATGTCTCCCATCTTATTCAATTCTTCATACCTTTCAGTCTTCTCAATAAACACAACATCAGAACCCTCATGGTGGAACCAGCTGAACCCCTCAAGAGGCTTGTCCTGAACGAACTTATCCTGGGTCTTGTAATTTGCCAACGCATCCGCACAAGCATTACCAAACACCAATGGGTCATTCAAGTCTTTCCCGTGTCCATTTATCCATGATATACCAAACAACATCTTTCGACGGCTGTCAATCTCCCGTACAATTTCTTTCCACAGTTCAGCGTTCTTCACGCCAACCCAATCACACATTCGCCATTTTGAAATGGAACCATCCTTGAATGAATTGACTACGAATTGACTGTCAGACACGATATGAACCTTTGTCCATACATCGGGGTCTATCATCTGAACCGCTGCCAATAAGGCTTTCATCTCCATTCGTGATGTTGTCGTGTTCCAAAAGCCTCTGCGCAAATGAATTTCCTTACCACCTGTTAGGCAGTACACACCAAATCCTCCTGGCTTTAATGCTCCTTTAACATTACAGCTCCCGTCGGTGAATATCTGTATATTTATCCGCTCTTTTGGAACCATAATTCTACTGAGCCTTTCGTATCTTTAGACCGTGAATGGTCGCCCAACCTTGTAACCGAAGAGCGTCCTCTACTTTTGCTTCACTCTCAGCCATTACGACAGTGGCTTGCTGCTTGATTTGACCTTTACGTTCCTTTGTGCCAAAGAACTTAACTTTGAATTGAATTTTGTCCATTTTTATCACTAAATTTTTGATTTACATACATAACGGTCTCGCTCCTGCTCAGGTTCGTCATTTCGAATGTTTTTGAAGGAATTTTCTTGCCAACAGTTCATTCTCATTCAACCCCCTGTTCACCACACCTGTTATCAGGCTCTTATCCTTTACGGTTTCTCTCATTTCAACATCTATCGTTTCGGGGGATAATAGGTAAGTAATATTTATGCTATTCTTTTGACCCATTCGCTCAAGACGGCTGTTCGTTTGTTCCAAGTCCGTTGATTTGTCAGGCAACTCAATATAGAAGAGATTACTACAATTCTCCTGAAGACCGTCCGTACCTGTACCAGCCGACTGAATGTTAGCGAAGAGCAAGCGATGCTTCTTTTCGGAGAACTCATTCACAATTTGTTGCTTCTTCTCTGATGAAACTCCACCCTGTATTACGGGTGCTTTAAAGAACTTCGCCAGCTCCTGAAGCGGTTCACGGTGTACACCAAACACGACAAGTGATTCCTCTTCATTCGCCTCTAACCAATCCTTGATATACGATTGTACGAACGCCAACTTCCCTTTAATTGACAGCGTCTTGAGCGTGTTAATCATTACAAGGTGTGGAGCGTTCACTGCACTGTTTGCTTTCTCCAAGTCTATTTTCTCAAGATAGGCTATCAGGTCAGACTCGGCTCGCCTGTACTCTTTTGCGTTGGTTATAGGAACATCAACTGTTTGCTCAACCAACGGTGGAAGCTCGGTGAGGACGTCTCGCTTATTTCGTCTAATATAGCCTCCCATCCGCAACAGTTCATGAAGTTCCTCAAGGTTACTGAACCCACTGTCGTCGAACCCGTATGCGGTTTGTTTCCCATTACAGTATCGAAACTTGAACTCCAACGTATCACCGAAGATATCATCGAACCGTCTAATTATCTTGAACGGCTGTATCAGGTCGGCTGGCTTATTCTGAGTCAACGTACCTGTCAATCCCCATACGTGTTCTATTCGCTTGGTTATCTTCTTCGCCATCTTTGTTCGAAGAGCCTTTTCCGACTTCAAGAAGTGTATCTCATCCAAGGCACAGGCTCCCCAATACTTCTTGAGTAGTTCCTTGAACTTCGCTGTCGGCTTCTCCATGTTACGTTCCCCGAGCACATCGTAATTGATAATCACAACATCGCTGTCCCATACGGCAGGGTCGAACTTTCGCTTCCTTTCGATTACACCTACTTTTCGGTCAGGCATCCACTTCGCCCATTCCTTCTTCCAGTTGTACTTCACGGACGCTGGGGTAACTATCAGAGCCGGAAACGCTCCGAGTAGTTCAATGATAATAATCGTCTGGGCTGTCTTACCCAACCCACAGTCATCTCCATTGATACAGTTCCCATGATTAATCATATAGGCAACCCCCTCGCACTGATAGGGACGGGGAATTCGCTTCATTCCTATCTCCTTACAGGCTTGCTCAACTTCCTCCGCTGTTATCACCTCTTCGGGTTCCTCATAATCAATCACACGACGAGAGGGAACGTAGTTCATTCCCTCTTTAAATCCGTTCTCCTCAAGCCACTTCTTCAACGGGTTCACCGTGACAAGGGAGAACGGAATGTACCACTCCCTGTTTTGGGGATTGTATCCCGCACCAGCGAACTTCTTTACAGAAGCCACCAGCGCAGGGTCGTAGGAAAAGCCAATGTACCACCAATCATGGTCTCTATACCAATATCTCATAACGATTCCTCCTTTTCGCTTCAGACATTTTCTTTCTTGTTTCCTCGGAATGTTTCTTTCCAAAGAAATGATTTTTCTCTCCTTTATGTGATTCTGAAAGTTTCTTTTTCCATTCATCTGAAAACTCTTTCCGCTTCACCCCTTTCTTAGATTCACTAATTTTTCTACGATGTTCTTTCGAAAGAGTTTCCCCACGAAATGCTCCAATATGACCAGAATTTGCTTTAGAAATCTTTTGTTTAGCTTCTTCTGAAAGATGTTTACCTTTCATTGAAGGAAGCCTTCCTTTATTTGATTCGGATATTTTTCTCCTTGATTCTTCAGAATGTTTGTGTCCCCAATATTTAGCAAAGTGAATCTTTGCAGCCTCCCTTGCTTTTGAACGACGTTCTTCTGTCCATACAGTTCCAACCGCTCCATCCCCACCATCCGTTGAATTGTATCCAAATTCTTTAGTTTGAAGCCTTTTAATTAGACGCTCCTCAATGTAACAAAGTTTTGCTTTCAGAGCCTGTCTATTGGGTGCCGATACCTGAATAATTTCCTCAATCGTAAAGTTCTCAACACCGTACTTCCTCATGGCTGAATAAAGCCTGTAAGGAACTCCACGTTTCGCAGCCTGTTTATGTTCTTTGAATCGTTTCTCAATCGACTTCACTGTCTGACCAATGTAAAGTTTCCCATTAGCCAGACAGCATATGCAATAAATATGTCCTATTCCATCACAATATCTCATTTTCAAAATCTTCTCTCGTTACGATACGAAGTCCTCTTTGTTTAGCGGTCTTCATCTTAGAGGAAGTTGAGTTGATGTCGGCTACCACGAGAACTGTACATTCTTTGGTTACACCGTTCAACACCACGTGCCCCTGAGCCTGAAGAGCCTTTTCGAGTTCCTTATTCCGGAACCCTGTCATGCAAACAAACATTTGTTCGACTCCGTCAGGAGTCTCAACCTTTGGTGACTGTACATAAGTAATAACGACTCTTCTGTCTTTTCCCCTCGAAATATACGTTTTTAACCCCTTTACGAAAGTCAAAGCCAGAACCTCACCTATTCCCGGAATAAGTTCACATTCGTGCTTTAAAGCGACAGCAAACTCCGCTGTAAACTCATCACGATAAGAATTTCTTAATTTTTCAATTACTCTCTCATCCAAGCCGTCTAAGATTTTCTGACAGGTCGCCTCGGCAATCTTTCCGTCAAATACATTTATGGCTGTTAGGTAACGAGCCAACGGTACTCCGGCAAGAACCTTTTCAATCTGGCTTGAAACGGTCTTCCCCTTTGACTTTCCTAACAGGTTCTGGAACTCAGCAACGTGCGACTCAAGAATTGTGTCTATCGTCTTATAGCCGTGTCCATACAAACGACGTATCGTAGGCTCCTCAAATTGTTCGCAACCCATCGTGCGGAAGAAATACACCATACCAGAGATTACTCTTTCCTTGCACGACTCATTTGAGCATACAAGGTCAACGTGCGTTTCGTTCCATTTAAGCGGTTCCCCACAGGAAGGACAGATAACAAGGTCGTCCATCATATCAGTGTACGCATTCTCGTTATATTCAATCGTCTTCAAGTGTTTAGGGATAACGTCTCCACCACGTGTTACTTCGATGAACGCTCCCTCACAGATATGCTGGTCAATCAGGTAGGCTGCATTATACGCTGTGGCTCGGGATACGGTTGCTCCGTTTATCTCAACTGGTTCAATGATGATTACAGGGTTCAAAACACCTGTCTTCCCAACCCCCTTTTCAATGCTGATGACCTTTGTCTGGTACACATCGCACCATTCGTCTTTCTTGAACGCAATCGCATAGGCTGGATTTCCATTAGGAAGTCTTCCTAACTGTTCCCGAACCTCGTATTCGTCAACCTCAATGACCACGCCATCAATCTTGTATTCAGCGTCAAACCTGTCATGAAGTTCCTCGTCAAGCAACATATTCATTTCCTCATCATCAAGTTCGAGGATTTCCTCTATATAGAACCCAACGAATGGGGTAACGTTGTGGTACAGGCTCTTCAGCTTATTCAACATCGTTGATTTGCCCTCTTCCATATCCGAGCCGTATCTTACGAAGTCCACGTTCGCCATAAAGCGGTTGTTCCAACCGTCCGGAGAGTTGAATATTCCGGCAACCATATTACGAGCGTTCTTATAGGCGAAGTCGGCTTGGTTGTCCTTGAGGTGGGCAAAGGTCTTCTTCTTCATGATAGCCTCGCCCCACGTGTGCATAAGGTGTGGTTCCGGATGCTCGCCCTCGCCATTGAACATACGGTCGAAGTGTTTCGTTGACAACTGTCCTTCTACACCATCACCACGAGTCCACGCTCTCTTATCGTCTTCATCAACGACAAGGCTTATTCCGTCAAATTTAGGAGTGGCGACAATCTCCTTACAACCTGCAGCAAACATCTTCTGTAACCATTTGCGGAAGTCCTTGATTGTCTTGATTTTTTCGAGGCTGTACATAGGGACAGGCAACGGCTCCATACGGTCGGTGGCTTCCTCTACGATACCTTTCTTGAAGAACTCGTCCTCCGGACTGTTTACTCTCAGAGTTTCAACCATGTGGTCGTAATCAACATCTGATATTTGAGGATTGCCCTCACGATAAGCCTTATTGAGAGCCACCAACTCGGCTCTCAGGCTGTTAATCTTTTCTTGACTTAATTTTGCCATAACGAAATTATTTATTTTTGGTGCAATTCGTAATTGTGGTGACTGTACGATTCCCCGATTTAAATGTGGAAACCATATACAGAAGATTTTCTTCTTCCTCGTCCCATACCCAATACAATGATGAATGATTATTGTGTTTCATCAATTCTTTACCTTGTCTTCTTGCGATACGAGCAGCCTCTCTTGCTGATGTTGTTTCAACTGTGAAAGTATCACCTCCGTTGTATTGAATATTGAACTTTTTCATAACCTTTGATTTTTAATGACACTACAAAGGTAATGGATTCTCATGAAATTCCAAAGAGTTTCCCCCGAAAATCTTCAAAAGGCTGAAGAAATTTCTACAATCTCCCCAGCCTTTTAACGCTTAACGTCCAATTTTCGGTTTAATCTTCCATCATATTGTGGTAAAGTTCGAGTCGGATTTTAGCATACGCTGCTTCGACGTTGGTGAAGGCACGCTGGTTGTTCACCCCTTTATCATTATATATTTCCGACTCGACTACCTTTGCCACCTGTTCAATCCATTTCAGATTGGTATAGGATGATAATTTCTTTCCTCTGAATGTAAAGCAGTCAAACTTTGAATTTCGGTCTTCATGAAGATTGGTTAGGAGCTGTCGTATCTTCTTCGACGTGGCTTCCTTATCCGAGATATGATTCTCCTCACGAACCCTCTTAATAATCCGACACACCCTTTCAACCGCCAAGTCAAATGCCATATTCGTGACAGTCTTGATTCGCATCTGGGTTTCGGGAACGAGTCCCTCGGATATGTTACTGAGCTGAATGTTTTGGTTCCGTGTTTCAGTCAGGAGTTCTTTAAAGGTTTCCCTCTGTGCGCTCATGGTGTCATTGATAACTTTCATGAACCAACGAAAGAACGTTACCCACATCAATGCTGACAGCACCAAAAAGAATCCGGCAGTAACCGCCATCATCCCTAAATCTCCAATTCCTTTTCCCGCTTCCAACGCAGGATTGATTACTTCTGTACCCATTGTTTCTTCTTATTTTTCGTTTAAATTCCTTTGGTTAATTACTTTGGTACAAAAATAATAAATCTATTCGAATCTCTCCTAACCGTTATTCAGCGTCACTTTGGTCAACCAAAGATAATTATCCGTTCCAAACTTGAAATCCTCCTTATGAATTGACTGACAACGCTCCAAAAGACACTGTTCTGTCATCCCTTGAACGAAGTTGTGCCCAACATTGGCGAGGATTGTTGTGATGTCCTGTGCGCCCCGAACTTCATTGTATCGGCATTCACGGGTCTTCAACCTTACTTCCCGAGCCAAATAAGCTCTATATTCACCCAACACCTCGAGAACTAAGATGTTACATTCACAGTTCATGACCAACCCCTTACAGGCATCCATGAATTCTTTCTTAGAAGCATCATTTTCCATAACCTATCATTTTTTCAATTGCATTCTTTTTACGTTGTTCTTTCTCATCAGCAGCACCTCGCTTCAAGTCCTTATCAAACCGTTGGCGAAGTATCTCCTTCTTTTTGTCGTCAGGCTGTCCCTTAAATACTCCAACGGAAAATACTGGTATCTTAGAGTCTTCTTCCGCAAAAACCATTGTTTGACCGCATACGGGACATTTAGGGGGTGTGCCCATAAATTCAGGAATCATCTTCTTTAATTCCTTGTCGTACTTCATACGATAGGGTGCAAGAATTTTTTGATTCTCACACCCATCCGGACATATTACTACAAATCTCATAAGTAATGCCTCCTTCCATATTCAGCTATCAAAAGACTGTCTGTCAAGTTATCATCAGGCTTGGTGCAGTTAGGTGTCCTGCGCAAATCCTGTCGTGGGAACAGCCGTTTGGCGGCAAGAACCGACATGACTTTCTTGTCAGGATTCGCCTTAATTCCCTCGTACATTTCTTTCTGCCACTTCTTCGGAGTCACCAATACAATACGCAAACCGCACATAATGAACCCCATTCGTATAGCGAAACACACCCCACCAAAGGTGAAAGTGGCTCCGGCTGCTGAACGAGGTAAAGCATGAACATCCTCTATCACGACAACCGTATTATTCGGGTCGCAATCTTCTGATACCTTTATAATCAATTCTGACAGTTCATGCAAGTCAAGTTCCTTCCCCACTTTCGGCATCGGGTAATGGGTCACCCCCTTACTATTCATGACAGTGAAGAACCCCTGTTTTCCTGGGTCGACTCCTATAACTGTTTGATTCTGTTTCATATCTTTATTCTATATAACTGTAACCGTTTTCCTTCACGACAGTGAGAGTTGATACACCAGCTCGAATATTCATGACATGACTGATAACATATACAGGGTGACGAACTTCGTTCATTGATTCAAGTAGAAGAGCCAACCCCAACGGGTCTGTTCCCTCAAGAACTTCATCAATCATTAGGAAGTGAAGACCTCCCCATTCATTCGTACCATTAATCATCTCCTGAAATGCTTGTATCAGAGCCATTTCTATTCTTGCTCTTTCCCCACCGCTGAACGACCAAAATGATTTATATTCGCCCTCGCCATTGATGACTGTTACCGTAATTTCGGACTTGACTTGTCCTTTTGCATTCCGCTTGAAGCCATCAATTGAAAGCCGAAGTTCCGAACGTTGTTTCTGAAGAGACATATTTGCAAAGTTCTGAATGATTCTTAACTGTTCACAGGCAAGCGACATCTTGAACTCCTTAAATCTTAATCCCCATTGAACCATATCGGATACTTTCTTTTCGCACTCATCGTATTCCTTTTTAGCTTTCTGGAGTTTCTTCTCCGTCAGAGCAACGAGTCCTTCAAGTTCAGCTTCTTTGGTTTCCATTTCAGCCTGTTCAGCCTTTTCAAGCTGCTCAACTAACTGTTCGCTCTCATTGTTACAACGTAATTGAATCCCTTCTTGATGCTTTATATCCTCTTTGTAGGAAGATATCATTTGGTTACTTCGGGTTATCTCCCCACGAATTTTTGTTATCTCAGATTGAACATCACGAATGGCTCGAATTGTCCCCTGTTCTGAAACACGTATCTTCGTGAACTTCTCGTCGTACTTCTTCACTCGTTTCTCGAACGAATTCAATTCTTCCAACGCTGTTTTAGCAAGATTTTCCTGGGTTTCAGCTTCTTTCTTCTGTTTAGTTATCTCCTTCCGAGTGGTAGGCACATCAACAGTTTCATCAGATGTTACGAACTCCGTTCCACACTTTGGGCACTTTACAGTCCCTTTCAAAATAGCCGAAAGACGATTGGCTTCAGCAGTGTATTTTGAGGACAGTTCCTGAGCTGCTTTACGCTTCTTTCGTACTGCCTCTACCTTTGTATCGGTTGACGAGCGTTCTTTCGTTAAAGAGTCATATTGAGCCTTATAGTCAATTGCTTCTAATCCTTCCAACTTCTTAGAAGCTTCAGCAACTTTCTTCTGATTGTCTTTAATGCTCTGCTCCGCCAACTTAATGGCTGTCTGAGAATTTTCAATCTTCTTTTCCGCTCCATCGTACTCTTGGATGACAGCGTCTATTCGCTCGTTTATACGCTCTATAAGCGATTGTCGTTCCTCCTCAAGATTACGTTCCCGCTCCGCAGCTAATTGTTCCGTATAGACGTTCAATTCACCCTCTATCGTGTGAACCTTTGCTTGGGCAGCTTGTTGCTTTTCCTGTAACGGCTTAATCTTCTCTTTTATGACATCATCCGCATCGTCTAACTGTTCAGCCTTAATGAAGCGGTTGATGAGCGAAAGTTTATCCGTATTAGAGGAGCTCACGAATGATTTGAAGTTCTCTTTATTCAAGATGTAAAAACTCTTCAGGTCTTCCGAGGATATACCTATCCAGTTCAAGATGTAAGCGTTTCCGTCGTTGACGGTTGCGACCTGTACCGAACCCTCTTCCTCATTAATCATGAGTTCTAATGACGCTGAACCTTTCTGTCTCAGGGTTCTATGTATATTCAGCGTTTCTTTCCGTATCGGGCAGTAGATGTCAAGCCAGATGTCCGCCTCTTCTTCACCCCACAGGATTAAGTCCCTGTCAAGTGTTTGTTTCTTGAGCGAATTGGCAAGGATTGCATACGCAATCCCTGCTTCCATCGTACTCTTCCCTGCTCCGTTCGTTTCCTTTGACTCTATCTCCGTCAGGTTCTTTCCCTTGATTAAGACAGGCTCATTCACGAACTTATGCTTCAGTTCCTTGAATGACAGGAAATTCTTCAAACGCAAATAGGTGAGTTCCATACTAAATTGTTTTCATGATTTGTTCTTCGATTTCTTCCGCAAGGTCAATGTCGTTTGAGATAATCTCACGAGCCTTTTCTTGACCCTGTGCCAGCGTCTTTCCTTTGTACTTAAAGAACGAGCCAGCCTTTTCAATGATTCCCCGTTCAACTCCTACGAGTAACAGTTCCGAAGCCTTATCAATTCCCTCACCGAAGCGAATGTCGAACTCGGCTTTCCTAAACGGAGGCGCAACCTTATTCTTCTCAACTTTCACCTTGATGTGGTTAGCGGTTTCTTCGCCACGGTCTCCAACTGTACCCGACTTCGCAATGTCCAACACCTGTGAAGAGTAGAAGCCAAGAGCCTTTCCTCCCGGAGTCGTCTTCGGTGAACCGTAGACAACACCAATCTTGTCACGATACTGATTAATGAATATCATCAACTGATTGTTCTTCTTGATGTCACCAATCAATCCGGGAAGCCACGTAGCCATAAGCCGAGCCAGCACACCCATCTTAGCATCACCCACATCGGCTTCCAAATAACATTTAGGGAACATTGCCGCCACCGAGTCCATCACGATTGCTCCGATTGCTTTCGACTTAACAGCCTCTCTCATGATTTCGAAACATTCTTCCGCAACTCCTGGCTGGCACAGAATAAACATCTCCGGAGATATGTTCACCCCCAGTGCTTCTACATAATCCATGTCAATTGCGTTTTCACGGTCTATGTAGAGAACCGCTTTGCCTGTCTGTTCCTGTATGTTCTTACAGGCTGTCAGAGCCAACGTAGTCTTTCCCGAAGACTCGTAGCCACGCAATTCAATGATACGACCCATCGCATAACCGCCACCAAGTGCCAAGTCGAGCGACAGGCTTCCTGACGATACGAACTCTACTCCTTGAGTATTGTTTCCCGCCACAACTTCTTTGCCGAACTTCTTTTGTAGGGAGTTCACCAAATCTTCTACTCCTGCCATTGCATTACTTCTTTTAATAGTTTATATCCTTCATCATATTCGTAGCCTTTTTCATCGCAAAATGCTTTGAACTTTTCGGCTATATCTGTTCCGGACAGTTCCTGAACCACTTCGGCTTCCTCAGCCTCCGTGACTTCAACGTCCGTGTACTTTGCTTTCACTGAGATACCGTGTTCGGTGAAGACTTTTTTGTTGACAGCCTTAACAGCCTGTTGGTCTCCCACAAGCGTTATCCGAACGTTGACGCCATCTGTGTTCGTTTTAGCGAGTTTTAATATCTCTTCCTTTGAAGTCTTAAGGACATCAACTTTTATTTCCTTATACGGAACGAATTGAGCCTTTACGAACTCGAAGGACGTATCGCTGTACAATACCGTAAATCCCTTCTCCTCATCTTCCCCGAAGTTATTCTGACGGGTACTCGGTAGGTGAAACACGTTGGCTCCTGGTTGTTGAGCGTCATGATAGTGCCCCAGCATGACCTTTCCGTACTTTGAGAACAGTTTCAACGGAATCTTGTTATTCACGACCTTCCCATCATTATTGATAGAACCCTGTACGGCTGTATGGCTGAACAGGATTGATGTCTTACTTTTCGGAGTAGGTAGTTCAGCGAACTTCTCTAACCATACGTCCTGTGCGTAGAATGGCAAGAAGTGACATTCAACCCCTTTCAGGTCTATACAGGTAGGAGTCTCATACAGGTTGAACCCTGGATGATACTTATACGCTGTCAAGAAACTTTCGTCTGACTCGTAGTCGGTCTTATCATGATTTCCGGGAATACAGAGCAACGTGATACCATGTTCATGGTACAGTTCTATCATCTCTGTTAGACAAGTGAGAAGTTCTTGTCGTTGGCTTAATCGTGAGTCGAAGATATCCCCAAGCCATATTACAGTATCAACCCCCTGTTCCTGAGCCAACGCAATTTCCTGTTCCGCTATATCAAGCAATTCAACAGCATTCGACTCCTGAAGATGTTTGTCTGTACTAATTATTGCGATTGGTTCTTTATTCATTGTCGAAATATTTAAAATGAAAGTCCAAGTGTATAACGCTTGGACTCTCTTTCTGTACCTGAATCAAATGTTACTTTTTCTTCGCACGCATAGCACGGATACGGTCAATGGCACTTTGACCAGATGCGCTACCAGCGTCGGCTGGAGCTTTTACTCCGGGAGCCGGAGTTTCATCTTCTGGTTCGGGGTCGTCACCAGCGTCACCGCTATCGTCAGGGTCTTCCCCACCGTTGTCATCACCCCCATCACCGTCGTCGGAACCATCCCATCCGGGAACGTGTTCAATGTCGTATCCGAGGTCTTCGTGTTTGACAGCCAGCTGATAAGCCTCTTCAAGTTCTTCACCCTCAAGCTCCAACTCTTCGTATCCTTCACCGTACTGGCGAATGAACTCTTCGTTGACAACTTTCAGTTTCTCTTCCGGAGTAGGTTCAGCAGGTTTCTTTTTCGCTGCGGCTTTCTTCGGTGCAGGAGCCGGAGCCTTGGCTGTCGGTGCTTTCTTAGAAGCAGGAGCTGCAGCAGGTTTCTTTTCCTCTTCACTCGGACCGAAAGGTAGGTCATCAGCCCCAGACGGCTTAACACCTGTCTTTTCTTCCACCATTTCCTGAAGTTGTTCAATCATGTCAAGGAAGTCATCCTGTGCGAAAATCTGATACTGGTTAGCATCGTCGAAACGCTTCAGACCGTCAAGAGCATAATCGAAGTCCCTCTTGGTATAACAGTCCACATACAGTTTCTGGAGGCTGGGGAGACCGTCAAGTTCTTCCAATACCTTATCAGGCACAGCGTTCTTGTCGAAGTAGTCTTCCCAAGTCTGACCCATTTTCAACGGCAACGATTTCAGCGTTTCCACTGTCTTGTTATTGTCGTCTTTTCCACGACTCCATTGAATAGGGAAGCCAGTTGATGGGTCACTGAACATATCCACGGCAGCGGTATCGTTCTGAGCACAAAGGTCAGCAGACTCTTTGTTCAGTGCTTCCATTTGTTTCGGTTTCAGGCTGTCTCGCCAAATCTTTCCTTCAATGAGCGCATAATACACGTATTCAAGCTGCGGACGAATTCCGGGAACCCATGTACCGTTCTTGCCACCCATACGATAACCCGTAATCGGGTTCAGGAAGCGAGCACGCTCATCTTTGTCCTGAAGTTGTTCAGCCTGTTCGTAGACACGTTTGATATACTCCTCGATGATATCGTAGGGATACCCACCGTGAAGAGTAGCCAAGAAGATTTTCTTGTTAGCAATTTTCTTGCCGATTACGTTTCCGTCTTTGTCCTTATCATCAACTTCGCATTTCAGCATCGCTGTGAGCATAGGAACATACGGAGAGTCTCCTGGTTCATGAGCCGGAAGAACTCGTTTCACTGTGATTCCGTCTTTCTGTTTCCAGAATTGTGCATAATCACCTTTACCACCAAAATAGGTGTCGAACTGTTTGGTTTGCTGAACCGTCTCACTCACTTTGGAGAGAGACGCAGCTTTATACTTTGAACGGTCGAATGCCATAATCAAATGAAATTTAAAATATGAATAATTATTTTGATTCTTTCACTATTCTTGTAACGTTTTCGAGGAATTTCTCCTCATAACTCTTTATAGTTTCCATGAGCTCGAGGATGTCAGTTGCATCCTGTCCAGCCTTTGCGTGGGCAATCAGTTGAAGAGCTCTGGGAAGTGAACAACCATAAGCCATATCATCCATCTTTCCGTTTGGGTGTCTCGGACTGTCTGACTTCTTTAACTGATACACGTCATAAGACGTTCTGTGTGCCTCTACTTGTTTAAGGTAGAAATCCTCTGTTACTTGGATATAACCTTTAAATTCTTCTGAAACGCTGGGTTGAGTTGCTTTCTTTGCCATAACTAAATTGTTTAATGATTTAACGATGATACAAAGGTAATGGATTGATTCGAATTATACAAGAGTTTCCCCGAAAATCTTCAGAAAAATTTTATTTAAACCCTTTCTTCGCAATCAAGAAACTGTTTACCTTTCCCTCTACGAGCTCGCTCAGGAACTCCTGGGGAGTAACAGGCTTGAGGAGGTTGTTCAG